GTAACTATTGAAGTTAAAAATTCCGCTGGAGCATATGTATATTTATTCGGTGGTTTTATAACCGACTTATCAATTGCCGTTTCTACTTCGAGCAGCAATGTTATCACTCAAAGAATAAATATAGTCGCTGTTGGCGCTTTAGCTAGATTGGCTCGAGCTATTTATACCGGAAATTTGGCGAGTGGTAATGACGGAACGCAAATCGCCGAAGTTCTATCTATTGTTTTATTTGACTCTTGGAATGAAGTTCCCGCACCAACGCAATGGAATACTTATAATCCGACGACTCAGTGGTTAAACGCTCAAAATAGCGGATTCGGGGAAGTGGATACTCCGGGTGATTATTCTTTGGATTCTCAAAATAATTTGAATGACACTGTTTACAACATAGTATCCGGTTTAGCGACCTCTGGACTTGGATATGTTTACGAGGATGCACAAGGGCGGGTTGGTTACGCGGACTCGACCCACCGCTCGGAATATCTATCAGCGAACGGCTATGTGGATTTAGATGCAAATCAAGGAATCGGCCCTAACCTAGAAATCAAGAAAAAAGCTGGCGATGTAAGAAATACAATAACAATCGCTTACGGCTCGAGTGGTAACTCAAGCGTTTCCGCATCAAGTTCGGCTTCAATTTCCTTATACGGACAACTAGCTTCCACTATACGAACAACTCTCAAAAATCATACTGACGCGGAAGCCCAAGCCGCTTATTACTTGGGAATCCGAGCATATCCCCAATATGCCCTTCAGAGAATCTTATTTCCGTTAGCCAACCCTGAAATCGACGATACCGACAGAGATGCCCTTCTAAATCTATTTATGGGGCAACCGGTAAACATAGCCAATTTACCAAGCAATATGGCAAACGGAGAATTTCAAGGATTTGTTGAGGGATGGACTTGGACGGCTAATATGAACAGTCTTACCCTTTCAATGATTGTTTCGCCCGTCTCGTATTCGCTCCAAGCGTTCCGCTGGAATTCTGTTCCCGGTACCGAGAAATGGAATACCCTAAATCCCGATTTGACTTGGCTAAACGCTACAATCGTCGCCTAAAGGAGAAAAATGGCAACTACTACGAATTACGGGTGGACAACCCCAGACGATACCGCCTTGGTGAAAGACGGCGCATCGGCTATTCGATCACTTGGTTCGTCAATTGACACTACTACCAAGGCTCTGAATCCTTCCACCACTTTGGGCGATATTGAATATCGTTCTTCGACTGCGAATACAAATACCAGACTTCCGATTGGAACTAGTGGACAAGTCCTTACCGTAAGTGGTGGCGTTCCAGCTTGGTCGACTCCAAGCGATCAAACTCCTTTAACGACAAAAGGAGATTTATTCACTTTTAGTACGGCCGATGATAGATTGCCTATTGGCACAAATGGACAAGTGCTAACAGCTGATTCGACTACATCGACAGGTTTAAAATGGAATTCTCCTTCGGCAACAAAAACTTGGACTTTATTAAATTCCGGGGGAACGACTCTTACTGGTTCAAGTGTGACAATTTCCAGCATTACAAATGACGATTTGATGATTGTTATAACTGGTGGAAGCACAAATTCCGGCAATGTTTCGATTTCGGCCAGAGTCAATTCAAATGCAAATTCAATTTACGCAATGTATGGTGGTCGTTTTTATGGAGACTCATCGTATAGTTCAAACAATGTTCAACCTGGTTTGGGTGTCGACGACGGAATTCATATTATTCGCGGCGCTAACTCGGTCAGTTCTTCCGGCGACGCATATTTCTTTATGAGCGGTTGCAAATCCAGCACAACAAACAAAGTATGGTGGGGAGCATCCGGAGCTGATAGAGGTGGTTCTGGCAATCAAAATGAATATATGAGTTTAGGTGGTTGGATAGCTACTACAACGGCTGTCAGTACTTTAACAATTTATGCTCGTTCCGGTTCTTTGGATGCTGGAACTGTCTATGTATATGGAGCGAACTAATATGGAAATCATTGAAAAAATATTTGACGCCGCGACTGGAATAGAAGAAACTATTGTTCGGAAAGCCACTAAAGAAGAAATCGCCGCATACAAAAAAGCTGAAACTGAATTGGCGGAATGGCAAAAGATTTCTGAACAAAGAGCGACTGCAAAACAAGCCGTATTGGATAAATTGGGTCTTACCGCTGAAGAAGTTTCCGCCCTTATCGGATAATGCCTAAACTTTCCAAAGCCGGTCAACAACTTCGGGAGCAAATAGACGATGATTATCCTGATCGCGATCGTAAGTCTGACGGCTGGGTGGCTGATGCTCGTCACGTTGCCAAAGGCACTTCTGACCATATTCCAAGAAACGGAATCGTTAGAGCTTTAGATATAGACGCCAATCTTAATGCGCACCCCGAAGAAACTTATGCGCTGGTGGAGAAGATTCGCAAGTGTGCCAAGCGCGGAGATAAGCGCATTAAATACATTATTTACGACGGGAAGATTATGAGTCCGATATTGGGATGGAAGCGGCGCAAATACAAAGGCGCTAATCCTCACCGCTCGCATTTTCATATTAGCTTTACAACTTTGGGAGATAACGACTCTAGCTGGTTTAACCTCGAAGGAGACAATAATGAGCGACCTCAAGAAGATGGCGGAAAGTTGGGCCAAGACCTTTCTAGCAACAGCACTCGCAACCTATCTCGCGGTGGGTTGGGATGTCGATGCGATTGCAAATGCGGCTCTAGTATCAGTCTTGCCTAGCATTATTAACTGGCTTAACCCTAACTACGAGCGTTACGGGCGAGTTCGGTAATGGACGCAAATACCATCGCTGGATTCGTAGCTTCAGTTCTGGGATCAATCGCCCTACTTATTGCCGGCCTTCGTTACATAATCAAATTAGAAAATATCCCCATTGTGTCGCGCCTTGATAAAATGGAGTCTCAGCTAGAATTAGCCCTATCAAAGAAGGTGGGGGCAAATGGCAACAAGAAAGCGCGTTAAGAAGCCCGTCAAAAAGGTGGCAAAACGTCGCAGAACGACAAAAGAGCCAATCCTTACCAAACTTGATTTTTGGGCGATTGCAGCTAAAGAAGTATATGACGCTTGTCGTCGAGCTGGTATGGATGAAGGTAGTGCACTTGCTTTTGCTATGGATCGAAGCTCTTACCCCGATTGGATTGTTGATCCCAAAACTCCAGAGGTAAAGCCTTTTGAAGACGACGAGGAAGACGACTAATTTACCTGCGCGAGGTCGAGCTATTTGAGGCTCTCAAGACGGTGTATCCGGACTTGACGCCTTTATCGGCAACCGACCGAGTTGATGGCATTACCCAAGACGCATATATTGAGCTTAAGTGCCGCCGGACGCATTACCCCACACTTTTGATTGAGAAGAAGAAGTGGGATTATTTGGCCGAAATAAGGGCTAGAACGGGCGCTAGAACCCTTTATATCAATTCCACCCCACAAGGGGTCTACCAATTTGATTTAGGGGCTATAAAGGCTCCAGAATGGCAATTAAAGGCACTTCCGGATAAGACTGACTTTGCTAGCGCAGGAAAAGTTGAGAAGCTTTGTGGATTCTTGGATATCCGACACTCCGAGCTTCTACTTGTTTAAATCCATTTAGGTAAATACATTTATCCCACTAAATCCATTTAGAGGATTTGGAAGGGAGAATAAATGATAAATAATCCGAAGGTAATTCGATTTGATTCGACTTCGGGTGCTTGGTCCGACGGTAAAAATTACGTCAAGGGCCAAATAATTCGCAGATACGCAATTGAATCGCTGGGTCGCAAGTCTTCACGCGGCCGTCTAAGTCGAGAGGAAATCTCAGCTTATTGGCTAGATAGATTCGGGGTGAACGCCGATGTTGAATGAAGGCGTTTTTTTCTTTATCTACTGCTCAACTTTATGGCTAGGTTATCGAATTTATATCCAAGTAAAGGCCAAAGCCTTCAACGAAGGCTACAAGCGCGGACGGAGTAGCTTAAATGTCAGAGAGATCGTTAAGTGATTGGCTCTCGGATGCTGGTAACACCCTCGAAGACAGGGGGCTTGAATATGGCGATCCGAGACACAATCTATTACGGATTTACAAAATCGCAAGACAACTCGGTGTTCAACTGCGAGACCCAGCTGACGTGGCACTCGTATTTATCGCGACAAAACTCAGCAGAATGGTGGAAAGTCCAGAGCGCGAGGATTCGTATCTCGATCTCATTGGATACGGAACTATTCTCGCTTTCTGCCGATTTAGTACACCGGAAGATTGGGATGACGTTGAGTCTGATTCGCAACTCTAACCCTAATCAGTGGTGCTCATACTGCAAAGCCAGATATGGGCAACTAAAAGACGGTTCTTGGCACTTAAAAGCCCAAGTTCCTGCCGTATGGAAAGTCCAAAGCGAAACCCCTAACCGAAGAGCTCAAGTGCGGTTTTATTGCCAACCTTGTGCTAATGAGGCGCAAAATTGGCCGGATGGAACTTTCTGGTCACTCAAAGAACAACTACAAATGGCGATTGATGAATTCGCCGGTCGGGAGAGATTAAATGTCGAATTACCTTGATGATTATGTATCAGTGCAGGTTCGATTGAAAGAGTTTATTAATGAATACCCAGATTATCGAATCAAGACTCACGTCCTTGAGGAATCGCTTACGCCTAATTGCGATGTCTATATTGTTAAATGTGAGCTCTATCGTACTGAAGCGGATGCTGCGGCTTGGACGACGGGACTTAGCAGCGAGTCCAAATCCAAGCAATATGCTTTGGAGCTTGCAGAGACAGGCTCTTTGGGGCGAGCTCTTAATCTTGCTGGATATTTCGCAAAGCCAAGCCCAGCGGTTAAGAAGCCTATCCAGACTACAAAGCCAGAACTCGCTGAATTCGTTAAAGAACAAAGACCAAATGACCCTGAGCCGATTGTCTGGGATGTTACGGCTATTGCAGCGGAACTCGGAGCGGAAGTAATTGATGAAATCCCTCTTTGTGCTGACGGTTGCGGGCCAATGGTTCTCAAACAAGGCAACAAGGAAGGTAAGGAATATCGCGGTTGGGTATGTCCGAGACCGAAATCGGGCCACCCAGCACGTTGGATGAGAATCGGATCAGATGGTAAGTGGGTATTTCAAAAGTGAGTCTTGAAATGCACCCCTTCCATTGCGGCAACTGCAAGAAAATAACCGCACAAAGGGAAATTAAACGATACGCATCCGAAATAAATGAGGGGCAAGACGTCTGGTTAATGGAGTGCCAGAATTGTTTCGAGATGCGATTAATTGATCCAGCTGAGCGGATAGCCAATAAGGAAGACGATATAACCCGTTGTGACCAATGCGGCAATTACAAGCTCAAAGCGGCTAAATGTCGGATTTGCCGGATAGCTAGTGGGCAAGAACGCATTAAAGAACGTTATTGGAATGGCAACGCCACTTTGGAAAGGTTTATCGATGCCGATATATGAGTTCAAGTGCGATAAATGTGATGCAATCACGGATGTCGCGCTGGGCTTTGATGCCCCAAAAGACCTACTCTGTGAGAATTGTGGGGTGCGTATGTGGCGAGTATGGACGCCAACACCCACACACTTCAAGGGGGATGGATGGGCGAGCAAGGAGAAGTAAAACGTCGAATTCACTCCATTCGATACATTAAACAGATGCTTGAATGGGGGTTCGACAAAGAGTTCATCGCCCGAGATATGGGTGTTGAGCTGAGTTCATTAGAAACCAGATTAAGACGAGCGAAAGTTAGAGAGCACAATGACAATCAAAGAGTTGAGTCTGAAACTCGCGGCCATAAGCCTTCTAGCAGACCAAGCAAAGCGCCTGAAAGACGAGCTAAGGGCCGAACTCAAGACCGAGATGGACAATCTGGGAGCTGATCGAGTAAAGGCCGAATTAGGCGATGAGGTAATCGCATACATAACAACAACCAAGCCGAAGTTTAAGTGGGTTATTAAGTCGGAGCGTAAGTTCGTTGAATGGGTGAAAGCCAATATACCTAGTGAGATAGTTGAAACGGTGAGACATAGCTCGATTGATGCGATATTGGATAAATTTAATTTTGTTGATGATCTAGTTATCGATCCGAATGGTGAGCCAGTTGATTGGTTAGAAGGTAGCGAGTCTGAGCCTTATCTGACTACCAAGTTCCACGGAGACGGCAGAGAGAAGCTACGAGAAGCCATAATAGGGCTCAATGGAGCAAATGAGATAGATGTGAGGAAAGTATTGGAGTTGGAAGCTAAATAGTATTTATTCTTGTCCGAATAATGAGATGATAGGAAAACCTATGCGTAAGATATTTGACAAGGTGATTACACTCTCGCTACGAGCGGGCGCGGGAGCTGGCCCTAGGCGAAGTGTCGGGGGGAGCTATTGTCTCCGCCTGATGGCTTTGACGCTGCTAACAGCGATATTTACAATGATTTATCAACAACCATCAAAAGCAGATATGAATCTTAAGTTGTATGCGTATAACTTGATGAGTTGGGAAGAATTTCAGTGTTTTAATTGGCTAATACATTATGAGTCTAGATGGAATCCAAAAGCCAAGAACGGATCTCATTACGGCTTAGGTCAAATGAAATCAACTTGGTATAGAGACCTATCACCTAGAGGACAAGTAAAGGCGTCGATTAAATACATTTCCCATAGGTACGGGGATAGTTGCAAAGCACTGGCTCACTTCGAGCAAAAGGGTTGGCATTGAGTAACAAGAGATATAACACTGCATACTATAAGCGAGTACGAGCTGAGGTATTACAGCGCGATTACTTTACTTGCCATTACTGCGGACAGGAAGCCAATACAGTGGATCACTTGATACCGATTAGCAAGGGTGGTACTGATGAAGCGACTAATATGGTTGCGGCTTGCGTCCAATGCAACAGTGGTAAGCGCGATCGTATGACCCCTACCTTTTTTGAGAGCGTTCGGAGAC